GTATCTTTGCAAGGAATAATACTAATATGGCTAACAGCGGAAACGAAATCAACTTCCCTTCAGACTTTGCCTTAGAAGAAGTAAAAAACTCAGAAGATTGGAACTTACAATACCAAAGAGCAATTTGGTCTGCACAATCAAGGGGTTTAGGTATAGCAACTGACGATTGGGTAAACAAAATAGTTAATCTCAAAAGAGAAGGGCAAGGAAACGCGGATATAGATAAATTTAAGAACATCATAATAAATGATGGTAACACTGCGTTTATGAACCTTGCTTGGGATGTATCCACGCCTATCCCAACCTATGTAGAAAACATAGTAGGTCAATACATGAATCAAGGGTACAGAGTAGATTGTGCCACATTAAACCCCGAAAGCCAAACAGAGTACGACCAAAAGAAAAGAGAGTTAGAGTTTAATAAACTACTTGTTCAAAACCAAGAGGAATTAGAAGTATTCCAAGACCAACTACCAAGCAAAGAAGACAAAGAAGTATTCGAGAGTCAAGAAGAAATAGAACTACACTTAGACTTAAATTGGAAGCAGTCTGAATGTCTTGCTATGGAGTCAGCCATAACATACGTTCATCGGACTAACGAAGAAGAAGAGATTAAAAAGCACATGGTAAGAGACCTAGTTGAAGTAGGTTTTTGTGCAAAGCGTGTAGAGTACGATAGCGAGATGAATATTCTCGAAAAAAGAGTAAACCCTATAAACTTTCTTTCGTCAAGAAGTAGAAGGGATGACTTTTCTGACTGTAAGTATATGGCAGAGATAGTACACTACACTATTGATGACTTAGCTCAGATGACTGATTTTTCTGAAGAGACATTGGTACAAATAGCTCAGAAGTCAGCATCACAACATGGTAACGGTGCTTGGGATAGCGACTGGGAAAGAAGGTACTACCCCTCTGATTGGTCGCATAACAGACCTTATGGAGACTTCCACGTAAAGATTGTAGATGCAGAATACTACTCATACAACAATATAGCATACGAAAAGATACCTACAAAAAAAGGAAATGGATTTTACTTTCAACGAGTAAAAGACGGAAAGGTACAATCGGAAAAAAACGAAGTAGTAACGAGAAGGATGAAAGTAATTTACAGGTCTAAATGGGTTGTAGATACTGATTATGTTTTTGACTTTGGTTTAAAAGAAAACATGATACTCGATAGAATAAAAGGAGCGTTTCACGAATCACCCGCACTGTTTATTCAAGCATATATGCCTAACAACCTAGACATGAAAAACAAGTCTTTGGTTGAAAAGATGCTACCTTACTCTAATCAAATCTGTATAATGCAGCTAAAAGCTATGCAGTTAATCGCTAAAATGCGACCTAATGGGGTAGCGGTAGATGTAGCTGCAATAGCAGGAGCGATAGCAGGATTAGGGGAGAAAAACTTTACTGCAAGAGATATGCAAAGCCTGTACGAACAAACAGGTAACTACTACTACTCAACAATAACAGAAGACGGTAGAGCATTACAAAACACAGTGCCAGTGAGAGAACTTCCTGAATCACTAATGGGAGGCTTAAACAGTATTGTTCAAATGACCAATCATTACCTACAGCAACTAGAGTTGGTAACAGGAGTTCCTATTTCAACAATAGGCTCACCCGATAAAGACGCTCTCGTTGGTATAGAGAAGATGAAAACGCTAAACCGAAACAACTCTACAAGATTTATAGAACATGCTTATAAAAGCGTATTAGGTAGGTCTAGTAAGATGGTAGCCTTAATGGTTCAACATAGTTTGAGTCTTGGTTATAAGTCAGAAGACTACGCAATGGCAATCGGTAATCACAATGTAGATACAATAGAGATTGCTAAAAAAATAGAACTAGCAGATTTTGGTATTTTTATTAATGTTCTTCCCGATGCTTTAGAGCAAGCTATGTTAGACCAACAAATCAACACAGCATTACAAGCAGGTACTATAAAGCAAAGCGATGCTATGAAGGTTCGTAGAATAGGAAAAGAAAACATAGAGTTAGCTGAAAGGTATATGGACTTGTACGAAAGAAAATACGACCAACAAAAGCAGCAACAAGCAGCGGCAGCAAGTGAAGCGCAAGCAATGGCGCAGGCACAAGCACAGGCTATGATTGAGGAACAAAAACGCGCCACAATAGAAGCGGAGTGGAATAGAAAAGACAACCACCTTGCAATAGAGTACGCATTAAAAGGAGAAGAGTCAGCACAAGACTTCCAAGAAGAAAAGATATTAGATAGACTAAAAGCTAAATACGAAGAGGCACAAATAGTACTAGCCACCCAACAGCAAAAAAAGCTAAAAGGTGAGGAATCAAAAGACTCTGGTGGCGCTATTGCTGGCTCATTTCCTAAACTGTCAGGTCAACGTCAACCAAAAATCCCGCAAGGCGGTGCTAGTAAGTTACGTAACCAATCGGTTTAATTTTTATTAGTATCTTTGTAACTAAATTAAAATCAATTCATAATGGCAGAACAAGAAACTCAAACTATCGAGGAACTTGGTAGTAAGCTAAAAATAGACGAAAACGGTAACTTTAAAACAAAGACCGCAGATGAAATGCAGCAAGAGCAAGCAGAGAGGCAAGCGAATGAAAATGAGCAAGACAGCAATGAAGCCCCGAAGCAAGAAGAAAATAACTCGCAAGAAGTAACGAGCGAGAATAAAGATAATGAAGGGGAGGTTGAGAAATCAGCAGAACCGACAGATAGTTCATTGACAGATATTGCAAGCCAAGGAGACGAAGGTAAGCAGCAAGAGCAAAAAGCAGAAAGTGACACTAATTTTGATTCTTTGTTTTCTGAGCGTATTGAAAAAGAAGGATACGTAAAGAGAGAAGATTTAGAAAAGGAACTATCTGAAAAGCCCGCCACAGAAAATGAGTTAATAAGCGAATTGCTACAACTCGATAAAGATGGCGTTCCCGTAACAAAGGATATGTTAAGAGAAATCCTAACAGATTACTCTGACTTCAATACGGACAATGTAAGACAAGCAGCACAATTAGTTAAGAACGAGATTATGCAATCTGAAGGACTTGACGAACAAGATGCAGAGTTTGAATTACAAGACCAATTTGAAGCCTTGTTCGATGAAGATGCAGACCCCGACTCACAGGAGTATAAACGTGCGAAAAGAAAATTATCAATTCGTGCAAAAAAAGCACTCCAAAAAAAGCAACAACAGCAAGAAAAGTACAAACTTCCAAACCCCGAATTTAAGAAGGGCGAAGTGAATAAGGAAGAGGTTATCAAAGATTTCTTAACAGACTTGGAACAAAAGAAGACCCAAGAAAGAAATGCAGTTAGCCAATACCTAACACACGTAGCAAAAGAGACTGAAGAAAAGCTATCTAAAGTTTCTTATAATGTAGGAGAAGATTCATTTGAATACGAACCAACAAAAGAGGTAAAGGAAAAAGTAAAAGATGCTGTTTTGAATTGGCAAGGTTTCATGGATAGAGAGTTCATTGAGAATAACAAAGTAAACGTAGATAAGTTATCTAAGTTTTTAACTCGTTATTACTCCGATGGAGAGGTGGACAAACTAATAAGTGGTCGAAGTAAAGCACAAGGCAAAGAGGAACAGTTTAAGGAGACAAAAAACGCAAAGACTCCTCAATCAAATCCTAAGCCAAAAGAGCAGACACAAGACCCTGAAGTGGCGCTAGGCAATCAACTGTTAGAACGAGAGAGAAAAGGACAGAGATTTTTTTAGACATAACATAACATATAATGGCAACAACTAATAACATACAAACAAACACACCTGCAAGTTTTTCACTTGCGGCAACCACGCAGAATTATTTGACTTCAAGTCAACTTATTTCTTCATACACAAAAGCAAAAAAGGAAGTAGACCCTAACGTAGTTTACAGGTTCGGAGATGACGATTTAGGAATCGAAGAGTTAATGATGAACTTAGGTCAAGTAAAAGGCGTTGAGTCTTTAACTTTTGAACACTACGAAAAGGATTACATCCGTGAGTTAGTAAACGTAGTAGCTACTACAGATGAAGCAGCTGTTGAAACTTTAACAGTACAGCCTACTCCTAACAATGTTTACGATTACGGTTCACCTTCGTTTTACAAAAACAGCTCTACAGAATATGGTGCTAACATTCGAGAGAATGACCAAGTAGAAATTGGCGGAGTAAGATGTAAGGTAACTTCTGTAACTTACAACGCAAGCACTGAGTTTACTGTTAGAAGTATTGATGGCTCAATTATACCCTCAGGAGAGACTGAGGTTATCATTGTAGGTAACGCTTGGGCAGAGGCAACAGACCAACCACAAGGTCGTGAGACTCGTTTAATCAAGTACTCTAACAACATCCAAATCATCAAAGATGCTTACAAAGTATCTGGAACTGCAATGGGTCAAATGTCTTGGTTAGAGTTCCAAGGAAGCAATAAGTGGTACTTAGAAGGAATCAGAGATACTCGTAAGTATTTCGCTAATATGTGTGACCTTACCATGTTAGTAGGTGAGAAAATCACCGCAACAAATGGCGATTTTGATAATACTTCTCAAATGGAAGGTATCATTCCATCTATTGAGAACTACGGTATTGACGTATCTTACTCAGTAGGTTCACTTTCTCTTACTGATTTCGCTGACTTAGCTGACGCTTACGCTAAGAACAGAGGAGCATCAGAAAACATGATTCTTTCTGGAGTTAAGTTTAAGAGAGAAGTATCTGACTTACTAAGAGCATCTGAAGGTCTTAAATCAGGCGGTGTAATGTACGCAGGACTTGGTGGAGAAGACAGAGCAGTAAACTTAGGTTTTGAATCATTTACTTACTCAGGATATACTTTCCATACTAAGACGTTGCAAGCGTTCAACGACCCTAAATCTTTAGGAGCAGCTTCTTCAGTATATAAAGATTACGCTATTGTAATGCCAACAGGAAACACTACCGCATTTGATTTCGGTCAAACAGCTGTAAACACTCCTTCAGTTGCTTTAGTACATCAAGAAGTTCCTGGCGAAGATATGGGTTACGCAGAGTTCCCAATCGGAGGTACAGGAGGTGTATTCAACACTGAGAATGACTCTATGAAAATCAACATGAGAAAGAGACAATCTATCGAATTGTTTGGTTTAAACAGATTTGCTATCTTCACTGCATAGTAAACACCTACCATAAATCAATAGTTAAGCCCTGCCTTTTGGTGGGGCTTTTCTTTTGTAACTATTCGGTTAAATATAAAGTTGTATCTTTGTAATTCAACTAAATTAAATTTAAAAACATGGCAAAAACAGTAACATTTGTAATCGCCAACCCTGCTGAATCAGATACGTTCGAGAAGAACTTTAACGCAGAGTGGCGTATTCCCGCACAAATTCAAATTAAAGACCCACGAAAAGGTAAGAGTGGGAGAGTGTATATCAGATACATACCTTACGAATCAGATATATTTGTTGACAATCAACAAGTAGAGTTCAACTTAGTAAAGCATAGAATTGGAGAAAGCGTAAACATTGAAAAGCCATCTTTTGTAGGAGGTTTTATTCGTGTTAGCGAAGACGACACAATGCTTTTAAAATATTTACGAAACCATCCGTACAACGTAAAAAACGCACAAAAAAATGGATGGAGAGGAAAGAAGTTCTTTGAAGTAAACAAGAAAGAAATGGCAAAAGAAAGCCTAGAAAACTTCAAGTCAGAGTACAGTCTTATGGAGGCGGTATTTAAAATGGACTTAGAGGATTTAAAGGCAACTTGCTTGTTAACAGGAGTAATTAGTCATAAAGATATGTACGACAAGACAACAGAAGAGATGAGACACAATCTTCTTGTTCTTGCAAAGAGAGACCCTGAAGCATTTTACGATGCCTTAGATGATGAATTATCAGATTACAAGCGTATCATTCACGACTGTATTTCAAATAATATTCTAATGCTTGACGGAAAGAATATGATAACACTAGCAAACGGAGATAGGTTTGCATCTGTATCTACAGGAGATGATGTCATAGAAGCCGCAGCAGAGAAGATTTCAGACCCTGCTAACAAAGACACCCTTGATATGTTAAAGAGGCGTTTAAGGAGAGAAAAAGGGGAGTATGTAGCGCCTAGAAACGAAGAGGAGTTAGAGGAGCGAACAGAAGAAATCAAAGAATCAAAAAAGCGTAAACAAGTAGGAGACGCAGGTAGGGAGATTGACAACATGACAGTAGAAACTTTGTTTCTTGCCGCAAAAGCCGCAGGTATAATAGAGTCTAAAACTCCATACCACTTGTTTGAGGGTAAAAAGTTATTGTTAGACGGAAGTAAGAATAAGTGGGGAGATGCCGCTATAGAGTTACTAGAGTCAGACGAAGGCGAAGAAACTCTTGAATCATTGAGAACAGCTTATTTCATCTACAAGAAGAATAACTAAGAAGGGAGGTGTTTAAGTATCTCGACAAGCCTCGCAGAAATGCGGGGCTTTTCTTATTATAACCGTTTGGTTACATTTTTGTATCTTTGCAATACTACAAATAACCAAAAATGGCATTAGCAGATATTACACCTAAACTAACCATCGAGTTAGACCAATCACAAACAGTACCTAGATTTACATTTCAAGACACGACAGATTACACAAGCGAATCAGTTGTTGTTAGTAGCTTACAAGGTAATCTTAAAATCGTTATAAATGGGGATACAGCAAGCCCTGAATATGATAACCTTGACGATTGGGCTGCTCCCGATATTGACGGTGGTGATAGTGGACAAACAAACGAAGACCTAACAAGGCAGCGGTCTTTAGGTGGCTCACAAGGTTACATTCCGCTTCCGCAAAACTCAGACGGTTCATTTGTAGTGGGAACTTATGCGTTTACTTACCAAGTATCAGATGATAGTGGTACTACTACAGTTGTAAGTACAATTACAATGGACTTGCAATACAGTAAGGTTACAGGAAGCATAACAACTACAGTTAACCTTAATCCTAAATCGCCAAGTTTAAAGATAACAGATGCTACTGATTATGTAGTAGAGGGAATTACACCAACAAACGACAGAACATTAACGCTTTATTTTCCTCAAAACTCATCAATAGCAGGAAGCACAAACACATCAAGCGCATCTTTAACTGTTACCACATTTGCCTCTGGCATACAAACAGCGAAGTTAGTAAACAACGTAACATACGATTTCTCTAGTAAAACAAGTGTATCAGCAAGCGCAACAGGTACTACTAATACACCTGTATTTACAATTAACATATTAGACCAAATTGTAAAGAGAGATAACAAAATAGAAATCACAGACGCCTCTAATTTATGTTCAGTTTACTGTTGTGTAAGAACACTTCAGCTTAACGAAATGAACTCAAAAAGCGCAACAGAAAGAATAGAAGCAAGAGGTAAGTTAGGTACAGTAGCTTCACTCATGAATCTTATTGAAGCAGCGTATGAGTGCAATAAGACAGAAGACATAAACACTTGGGTAAATGAGATACGTGAGGTAGCAGGGTGTGATGACGATTGTGGGTGTGATGACGAACCTACTATCATATCAGCCGTAACAACAGGAGGAGTACCTGTAAATAACTTTTATGACGGGACAGTTCCTGCGCTTGGAAATACAATAACGCAAACAGAATTAGCAGGATTAGTTTACGAAACGGGTTCAAGTGGTCAAAGAGACTTTGATGTATTTGTAGATGGTATGTATGCCGAGGTATCTACCTTTAATACTAACACAGGAGTAATAACTCTCGCATCGGCAGTAGGAGGCGCACCTGTAGATTACACAGTAAGAAGATTAAGATAATGAAAAATAGAATACTTTTTTTACTTATAGCTATAATTATTCCTTTTATATCCAATGCACAAGTAGGGGATACACTAAAGAATAAATACTACTACAAGTCCCCTGTTTATTTTTTAGACAGTGTAAAGGCTAATGGTTTATTCGGCACAGGGACAGTCCTTAGAATAGACGAAGATGGATATATCTATAAGTCTTCAGGAACAAGCATAGACACAATTCCAATAGGGCAAGTGTTAGGGCTTCAAGACAGTCTTGCTAAGTTTCAAGAAATAATTACAACAGACAGCAACTTTGTATTCACTGCAAATAAGTTAGACTTAAACGACACCATTTGGGCAGATGTTGTTAAGTCTAGCAATAGAGTGGAAATATTAGATAACATTCCGCAATTAAGGTTAGAAGATGAAAACAGTTCAG